ATCGACGAGAACAGCAGGCGGGCCGGCTTGATCAGCGTATAGCGGTAAGTTTCAGCCATCGTTACTTCCTTTTGTCCCTTCGTTGAGATTTCCCGGTTCGCCAAGGGGACCAATCGGCGAGAGGAATCTTGAAATCAGAATCCCGCTTCCTCGGGCGACTGCGCAAAACCTGCAAAGGTTGTTGCGTTGCCGCGAGGCTTGGCTTCCGGCCTGGGGTCGGTAAGCGGCGCGACGGACAGGCCGGCGCTCTCGGGCTTGTAGCCGTATTCCAGCGCCAATTCCTTGCCGCGGCTCGAAAGCTTTTCAGCGCCGGCCGGGGAGATCAGTTCGCGGGTTTTGTAAGCCTTTTCGCCGAATGCAGCCTGCAAGGCAGCAGCGGCGCCAGGCTTCCACACGCGGGCGACTTTCTTTTCCACCAGCTTGGCGCTGGGGATCGAGCCGCCACCAATCAGGCGGGCGTGAACAGTGGTTTCGAGCGTCTTCATGAAGCGGCGCACATTTTCGCGCTCGACATAGTAGGCGTTGAGTTCTTCGTTCGTAAGCATGGCGATAAAATCCTCGCTGGCTTCGGCGTATTCTTTGAACGCCTTTTGCATTTTGGGGCAGTCAAGCATGACCGGGCAGAATTGGCAATGCTCGCCAGTAACGAAATCTTCGATGAAAATCTCGATCCGGGACATGAGATCATTCATGCACGGCAAAAGCTCGTTGTGCCCCCAATCGAGCACTTCCCCGAGCGTGGTTTCCCAAATGTCGGGTTCCTCGAAAATGCCGTAGAAATTCGGCTGCACGATCCCGAGCGAAACCGGCATCGAACGATCAGCCGCGCGAAGCCATTGGTCCGACATGATCATGAGGAAGGCGTAGTAGCGAAGTTGCCGATTGCCCGGCGCCGCCACTCCAATTCCTTCGCCGTTTTTGTAGTCGCGCAGCTTGACACCATCGGAGCGTGACCAGAAACCGAAGTCCACGGTCCCACGCAGCAGCGGGTGAATTTCCGGCAGATGAATGGTCTGCTCGATCAGCAGCGTGCCCGCTTCCTTCCGGTTGTCGAGGATCCGCATACAGTCGTTGAAGTAGATATGGGCCGCGTCGAGCGAAAGCCCGCCAGGCCAGCCGGCCAGATATCCACCGAACTGCTCGCCGAGAAATTCGTAGGGTTCGGTCTGTGTGGCGACGGCTGCGGCGCAAAGCTCGTGCGCGGCGGTCCCTTCCTTCGCGAATTCGCTTTCGATGCTCTCGAAAGTGCCGTTCTTCAATTGCTCACGATGCAGGAGGAACGACCCAGCGCATGTCATGAAGCGATGCGCTCCGCTCCCGCCTAACGGGGAATGTTCAAGTTCGATCATGGCTGCTTCCTAAATCTTCGTGGTTGGCAGACTATTCCCGGTCTGCCAGCGGGACGCAAGGGAGTTCATGCCTCACGATTTTTCGCTGATTGCCTATGACCTCAACCAGCGAACGAGATACCTGCCTTGGCTTCCACGGCCGCAGCGAATGCGGCGCGCTTGTCTTCGGGGATGTTGCGGCTATGAGCCACTTTACCTTCGGCGACGTATTCAGCGATCAGGCTCTTGATCGGAGCGGGATCGCCGAGCTTCACCGCAGCCTGGCCGCACAGGGCGCCGAGATCGGCATCCGTCCACTTCCGGGCGGGAACAGCGGCAACGGCAGCAGCGGCAACGGCATCGGACTTCGCGGCAGCTTCACGGAACGCGGCGAATTCGTCGTCCTCGGCCTCAACAGACGAAGCATTTTCGGTCGCAGCAACCTCGCTCGGCGAAGATTCCATTTCGTCAGTGTTCTCGGTGGACGTGGAACCAGCGTCCGCGCTCGGAAACCCCGGCTTGTCGGCGGGACGGGTGACGCCCACCTTCATACGCCAGTAGCCATCCTTGGTCTTGCCCTTGGTCGAGGCGTGGAGATCAGCCGACCAAAGCCAGCCGCCCGTATCCACTTCGCCATCGGCGACGGTTTCAGTCGCACCCTGGGATGCTTCCGCAGCGAAACCCGACTGTTCGTCCGCAGCACTCGGAGCCGCAGCGGTAGGGGCAGGCGCAACCGGGGCGGCGTTGACGATGCTGTTCAGCACACCAGCACCCAGCAGCGCGTAAACGCTGGCAAGCTGTGCCTGGCTCGTCACAACGATGCTGACGTGCATCGGGTAGTTGTTCGCTTCACTCATTTCATCTTTCCTTCTCGTCTAGAACGCGGTGAATTACGTTCATCTTTTCCAGTGCCTTCACCAGAATTTTTTCGGAGATCGAGCCTGGGGCAACAAAAATCTCCGCAGTCACAAGGTTCTCTTGGCCGATACGATCTAGACGGGAAACGGCTTGTTCGTTCTGTGCCGGGACCCAATCTGGCTCTGCCAAGTAGCACCGGGAACAAACCTGTTGCAAACCATCCAAGCCTGTTCCCGCTGCCTGAATGTTGCCTATGAATACCCGAACATTAGGCAAATTTGTGAAATCGTCAACCGCTTTTTGCCGTGCGGCAGGGGATTTCCGCCCGTCAATTCGAACAGTGCCGAAGCGGGACAATTCTTGCTCAAAAATGTCGAGCACTTCGAGGTGCCAACCGAAGATCACCAGCTTTTCGTCGCTGCCTTCGAGGAAATCTGCGGCGTAGTCGGAAATCTGCGGTGCCAGTGCCACACCCATGAGACGGCGGGCTTCTGCGATGTGTCCGAGAATTTCGAAATCCTTGGTGGTCTGAATTTCCTCAACGGAAAGACCGAGCATTCCTTCTGCGTCGAGCGCACCGCGAACGGCTCCGTTTTCCTCGCACTTGACGATGGTGTAGCGCGGTGGCCTCATCATCGTGAAAACGTCCTTTTTCTCGTGTCGAGCCATGACATTGACCCGCAGCCGATTTTGCAATTCCAGTTCCAGGCTTGTGCTTTCCAGCTTGAACCGCTTGCCTTCGATAGTTTTCATATCGGCTTGACGATTGTAGCGTTCCTTGAATTTTTCTTCACTCATGAAGTCGATTGCCTCATGGTCGAAAAACCGGATCAGGTTGTAGCATTCGCTCGGGCGGTTCAGCAGCAAGGTTCCGGTCAAGGCCAGGTGTTCGGTGCAGTAGCCGGCGATAGCCTTCATTTTCACGTCGCCGTGATGATACTCGCCGCGCGAATTACCCAGGATCGCCCGAGTAGTGAGCGCGTCGATATTCTTCATCTTGTGCGCTTCGTCGCAAATCAGCAAATCCCATTTGTATTTCGAGATCGCGCGAATGATTGCCGGGTTCCGTGCCGCGTCGTAGGAAATTATCTGATAGTTCGCGGTTGGATGGATCCCGTCTTTTATCTTGAGCATCACCGAGACGTGGACGCGCGGGATTGTGGACCACTGCTTGATACGCTCACCCCATTGCAGGCGCACCGACGCAGGCACGATCACGAGAATGCGCTGTGCCTCGCGGGCATTGGCATAAGCAATGCTGGTTGGTGTTTTCCCAAGCCCCGGCTGGTCGCCGTTGATCCCGCCACCGCGCGCCAGCAGATAGTCAAGCGTTGCCTTCTGGTAGTCCCAAAGCTCGCGGCCGGGCGGCAAGCGCAATGTGCCTTTGCCGTCGAGCGCTCGGGACAGGTCAATCTCCCGGCGATAGGCTGCGAGCTTCGGACAAGTCTCGTCGGCGAGATCGGCCAGAGCATAGGGATTGGTCGCCCACAGCACCGCCTCTTCTCTCGAAGAAGCTGAAGTGGAAAATGTCAAACCTCTATAAGCCATTTGGTCGGCCACAAATTTTTTCTGCGCGCTCGGGACGTGCAGCACAAAGTTGTCGCCGTTTTCGGTGACTTGCATTTTCACAAGTCGTACTCCATCGCCGGGTTTTGTCCGATGATCGGCGGCGGGGCTGCACCGCCAAGACGTTCGGGCAGCGGGCCGACCCATTGCACGGGATCGCCGGCCATCCAAGGCGAATTCTGATCGTGGTGATAATTCCACACACCCTTGCGCCACGAGAGCGTGCGCCAGCCCCAATAGACCTCGGCGACATAAAGCCCTTCCTCGGTCGGTGTTCCGGTTCCGTGTTTCACAGGTCATACTCCCGCATTAGAGGTCGTAGATCATCGGCGATTTCACGGACGACTTCGCAGAACTGCGCGGCGGTTTCCGCGTCGAGCGCGTTGCCATAGGCGCGCAATCGTCCCACTCTGGCGGGAGCCGCATCAGCCAGCGGGAATGTGCCGGGTTCAACCGGCCGCCACTTTCCATCCCGGCACAGGAGCCAGTCAGCAGGGTTCCGTCCGAGCATAGGCGCATCGGAGTTGCCAATGTCGCCGCTGTTTGGATATTCAATCCGCCGTCCCTTCCCTGTGATCCGGGTCCAGTTGTCGAGTTCTGGTGGGGCGTCGGCCAGATCGCCAGTTGAGCAACCGGTTGAAGGCTGACTGTCGCCTTGCTTCCGTCCGGGCGTTTGCCCGTCGCACTCGCATCCTTCGCCGCCTGCGATCCGGTCGCGTTGCCCGCTGTCGGAGTCGGCCAACCTGTCAAATTCACTGCTGCCTGTTTCGCCAGATTTGAATGGCTGCTGCCCGGACGTTCCCATTCTCTTTGCATTGCTTCTGATCCCATCCGACTCAAATTGTCGTCTGATACCGAAGGTGTTCCCCACCCCGCCAACTCCGCCTCCCGCACCAAGCACGGCTGCGCAGAAATACAGTCGCTGGCGGATATGCGCGCCACCGAAGCCCGCAGCGCACAGATCGCTCGCCCCGAAGGCGTAGCCCGATGCTTCCAGGTCAGTCGATACAAGATCGAGCCAGCCAAGTCCGTCCTTGCTCGCAACCTGCTCTCCAACAACGATTGTAGGGTGGCACTGCTCAATGAGTTTGATCCAGTAAGGCCATAAGTGGCGTTCATCTGAAATTCCTTTCCTTTGGCCTGCGGCCGAAAACGGTTGGCAGGGGCATGAGCCTGTCCAGATAGGGCGATCATCGGGCCAGCCTGCGCGCCGCAAGGCGTGTGACCAAATCCCGATCCCGGCGAAAAAGTGACACTGCGTAAATTCCGCCAGTTCCCAGGCCTCGATTTCCTGAATAGGCCGACGATCCACAACCCCCGGCGCGATATACCCTGCCGCGATCAGATTTTCCAACCATGCCGCCGCATAAGGATCAATCTCATTGTAGAACGCTGTCACAGGTCGAACTCCTGTTTTGTCAGCCCCGAACCGGGCTGCTCTGGCTTCGGCAATTGCTCACCCAGCCGCGCGGCGGCACGGGCTTGATCGGCCAGGCGGATAATCAGCGCCTCGTAAACCTCTTCACCCCATTCGGCGAGCATCTGCCGGATTTCGTCGAGCGACCAGCCGCCAAACTGCGCTGCGGCAATGATCCGGGCCTTGTCCAACTGCTCGGCAGTGAACCGGCGCGTTCCGCCTTCGCTGCGCTCGACCGACCCGAGCAAGCCTTGGTCTTCCCACCAGCGCACGCCGCGCCGAGAGGTGCAACCTGCGATGCACATTTCTTCAACCGAGTGCATGATTGATCTCCTGCCAATTGCCTTGTGCCACTTGCTCTTTCCAGTAGTGAACACGCTCAACGATATGAAATTTTTTCCCGGTCCACATGAAGGACGGCAAGCCGGCGAAATCCAGTTCATTTTCCAGCCGGGCGGGCGAGCGCGTAATAGCGGGCGGGTGATCGGACCAGCCCACCGCGAGCGCAAGCATCGGCCAGAGCGGCGCAAGCTCGGCTGCGGTGTAGAACGGGCGAGGGTGCCAGTTTGGAAGCCAGGAGAGCACCGCCCGAGCGTCGGGAGTGTTGCGATACTCGGGCGACGTGGCCCACGTTTCCACGGCGTCTTTCCATTGCTGGATCAAGCCCGGCCGGTTGCCGTTGGCCTTGAACGCCTTCACGATTGCGTAGGTGTCCGATTTCCAAAAATCGCTCACAGGTCATACTCCCGCTTCGGTATCAGCCATTTCCCACGCTCGGGCCGTAGCCAGGTGAGATCGTCGTTCTGGCCGAGTTGCTTTTTCACCAAATCCTTGTCGATGCCGTGC